GAAAGACTACTTAGGAATTGGCGGTATTACTTACGACCCCGTAACTGTAGATTTGGAAATAAACACAACGGCAGGGACAATTGTAAGGTCATCGGGGAATTGGAATACCGATCAAGTAAAGGCGGGAAGTCTATTAACACTTTCCGGTTTCACTAATGTAACTAATAATGTGGAAGTGGCCGTTACGGAGGTAACAAATTCCACTACTATAAAATATCTCGGACCCGTGGGAATGGTAGATGAGACAGGGCTCGGAACTTCTTTCGATCAGGAGGATGTACCAGACGATACAACCTACGACCAATTCCTTACCGGACAATTAACTTTAATTTCGGACACAGTAGAGGAATATTGTAACAGAAAATTCTTGGCCGCAGACTACACTCAAACTTTTTATCGGGACGAGGAGGGACTTACCCAAAGAGTTCCCCTCAATAATTTTCCCGTTAATTCGATCACAAGTGTATTCGAGGACACCACAGAAATTCTGGACTATAGACTGAATGCCAGAACGGGGTTTCTATACCGAAAAGACGGATTTTTTCTATCCGCGGACAAACTGGACGTTACCTATAACGCGGGGTATGCGGATGCCCCCAGCCCGGTAAAGTCCGTTGTTTATTCGTTAGTAGAGGAGAGGTACAACAAGAAAAAATCGGGAGTTAATATAAACTTCGGCAGCGACGTGCAGCGAGTTTCTATTCCCGGAACTATCTCTATCGACTTCGACTATTCCCTACAGTCCAATGAAAGAACTTCCACACTGGGAACTATTTTAGGTAGCTACGTGAATGTACTGGATGCGTATAGGTCCGACCGAGCGGTAGTTGGCTCAGATAGGTTAGTGTATGAGTCTTAAAGATGCCTTCGACTCTTTACTCGGAGTTCATAAGAGGACTATGACTATTTCCCGATCTACAGGCGAGTCGGCATCTATATTTGTAACTCCCTCCAATTTCTTTAGAAATACCGAGGGGCCCAGTGATACCACTATTTCGGGTCGGGAGTTTGTCATTTCGGCTAGGACACTATCTAAGGCGGTATTTCCGTACCCCAAGAGAGGGGACAGATTAGAAGATCCCGAATTGGGGTCCCTCACAATTTCCGAAGTTCGGGAAATGTACGACTACGGCGGCAGCATTATAGGGTTTCGCTTGAGGACAAGTTAATGGAGTTAAAAATAAAGGTCGACGTCAATGTAGTGGAGGGAACGGGAAAGAAACGCACTAACCCCTATTCACTAGACTCAGACCTAAAAGGAGAGTGGACATTAGAGGAACTTGTTCAACATTTAAAATCGTCACTAATTGCTATCTCTCTTGACGTACTCGCCGAGGAACAGGCAGCGGGATTTGATAAAGACCCAGTAATGGTAGTGGACGGAAAATCTAAACCGCTATTCGATGTCTCCCCATTCGGGAGAGTAGAGTTCTTTAGTCGAATAAAAGAGGTAGCCCCCATTCTAACTAAAATCTATGCGGACATACTTAATAAGTCACCCATCCTCACGGGGATGTATCAGGACAGCAATCTGGTTTTAGTAAATGGGAAAACAGTGGCAACAAATATGCAAGAGTTCGAGGGGTATTTAAAAACTGCCACATTCAGTTCAACTGATATAATTCGCTTTATCAACGTAACGCCCTATGCAAGGAAGTTGGAGCGCATGGGTGTAACAGCACAGCGACGAGCTACACGGCTAGTAAAAAGCAGGGATAAAAGGGCGAGGGGAGAAATTTTCGCTGGGAATAAGATACGGGCACCGAATGGGGTGTATTATCTTACTTTAAAATCTTTTCAGAAAAAATACAAATTCCTAGCAAATGCGAAATTTAAACTTGTTCCGGGAGGGTCCTTCGACACTAGCAAACTTCCTACCTCTACTAGAACCGGAAAACCATTGAGACGGACATACAAAAAATCTGGGGACCCGTACTTATACCCTTCTATAATAATAAATTTCAAAGAAATGGGGCTGGCATGAGTTCGACTTACGTCCGAGACGAAATTAAAACTTTCTTATCTGCTAACACCACAGAAAAAATAGTGGATCTTTCTGGACACTTCGAAGAAATCCAAGACTTGATAAAGGCGTATGGGGTAGGTCCTAAAGACGATTGGGTCGGATTGCTTTTTGTTGGATCTGACGAAATCCCTATAACGATAGGTTCCAATAACACTCAAGGTCGGTATCGGGAGACTGGAGTGGTCGAGTTTCATGTTGTGGGGCTTGCAAAATTGGGGGGCTCGAATAGTATTTTATTGCGAGCGGACGCATTGAGGTCCAAACTGAGAGGGCAGCGGATTGGAAATATCTTTGTGGAGTCTGTAACCCCGGCGAACTTCGGGGGCGGAAGTGCCCTAAGATTTGAGGGCGGATATGTCTCTGCCACATTTTTAATCAGCTATGAAACAGATTTTAATTATTAGGAGGTTTTGTGAGTTCATCTAATTTGGTCCGAGTGGCCTTCATCAAAGAAACTGTCTATGGGGAAACTCCCGTAGCGGGAAATTTTTCAACCGCAAGATTTACTGCGGAGTCTTTGTCTGGAACTCCAGATACAGTGGAGTCAAAACAAATCCGCACCGACCGAATGAGTTCCGGCCAAGTAGTCACAGGGCTAAAAGTAGAAGGCGAACTTCAATTTGAATTAGCCAAAGAATCTGCACTAGAGGAATTTATGTCCAGTGCAATGTACAACCCGTGGAACACTTTGGCGCTAGTTACAGTGGACATGGACCTGGATGCTACTCTGAAAACTCTAACTCGGGCGTCGGGATCTTTCGTCACTGACGGACTGGTAGTGGGTGACTTTGTTACCTTGGCCGGATTTACAAATACAGAAAATAATGTGCAAGTTATGGTGACAAATGTTACCGCACTTGTTCTTACGTTCGCTGGCCCTGAGTCTGTTATCACTGAGACGGGTTCTACTGGAACTACCTACAAACGTGCGGACAAACTTACAATCGGAACTTCTAAACAATCTTTCTCAATGGAGAAAAAGTTTACCGATTTGACGGATAAGGGTATCAACTACCGCGGTATGATCGCCTCTGAAATGAGTTTGAATGTTGCCTTTGGGGAACTAATTACGGGTTCTTTCAAATTCCAAGGAAATGACTATCAGACAGTGGACCTTGCCGCCGATTTCATTACGGATGCTCGGACTGTCAACGCTCCCGCTACCACTAACACCATGAACGGCTCTATCGACATGCCTTTCCTTGCGTCCAGTGCTATTGGGGCTTTGGCCGTATCTGATTTTGATATTCAAAACGTGTCTATCAAAATGAACAATAACTTAACTGCTCAAACAGTTATTGGCGACATCGCACCTAAAGACTATTCTGCGGGGACAGCGGCCATTGAGATTTCTATGTCTGCGTATTTGAAAGACGCAGTTTGGTCTATCTTAGGAAAGAAATTGACCCAAGACCCGTTTGCAATGGGCTTCATGGTTAAGAACACAGGCGGATGGTATGGATTTTATATGCCAGCAATCCAAGTATCATTTGAGGACCCATCAAGTGCCGGACAAAATCAGGACATCATGCTCGCTATGAGTGGGACCTCTAAAGTCGGTGCTACTGGAGAAAGTGCACTTGTAATTTACCGAAGCTAACTCCAAATATAACGCAAAGTGCAAGGGGCTAGTTATTGACTGGCCCCTTTACTTTTTAAAGACTCATGAAAATAGGAGTTACAATGAAAACAAACTTAGATTCTTTATTTAAAACCAACCAAAATCTAGAGGACGCGGGAGTATGGTTTGATGTATCTGAAAAAACCGGATTTCTACTTCGTCGATTCGGCGGAGTAAATTCATCTAAAATCAAAGCCACTGTAGCCAAAATCTATAAGCCATATACTAGGCAAGTAGAGTCGGGAACACTGGATCCTGCTAAAGAACGGGAACTAGAAGTTAGGATTTTCGTAGAGACGTGCGTACTAAATTGGAGGGGAATTGAGATTGACGGAATGGAAACCCCATTCGAAAAAGAACTGGCAATCAAATTTTTCCTATCCTTGCCAGAACTAACCAATACCCTAACTAAATACGCTACGGATGTAGCGAACTACAAAGATGATTTGGGAAACTTCTAGCCACTTACATACGTTGGGCGTTTAAGTGGCAAGACCAACTAAGAAATGGATTTTATTATAGGCTACTTGAAAAAGGGATGCTAAGTGCAGAGGACCTACAGCCCGACGTAGGTCCATTTTCTTTCTATCTAGACGCATTCAAAGAACTGGGAACTTGCCGGACATCCTCTATGTCAGTTGGACCTATTCCATTTACAGCTATCGTGGAATACTCTAAGATTTATGATGTTGGGGATTTTGACGAATTTCTTTTCCTCATTCGGCACATGGACGACACTCTACTAGAACTTGAGAGTGAAAAAGGAAACAAGGATGGCAAAGGAAACAAGGCACATAAGAATTGAAGTGGACTCCAAGGGCAATGAGGACCTAAAGCGCATTGCCGATGGAATGGGAGTCCTAAATAAAAATATCAAGGATGTTTCCGACACCTCCAGAATAGCCAAATATTACATGGGATCTTTCTTTGCTGAAATGGGACTGGGGGGAATAAAATCCATAATGGATATGTCCGACTCGATAACATTATTGAGCGGTAGAATTATGGCCCTCTCCTCTAGTACGGCGGCCCACGCGGATGCGATGAAACAACTAATAGACTTATCTGGAAGGACCCGATCTTCTCTTGAGAGTGTGGCCACTATTTATCAAAGGATAGCTGCGGCCACTAAGTCCACAGGGTATTCAACTAGCGGACTAATCCGAGTTACGGAAACTCTATCTAAATCCTTCCAACTTTCCGGCTCTACTATGGCAGAGGCCACGGCCACGGCTATTCAGCTATCGCAAGGTTTGGCCAGTGGACAACTTCGAGGACAAGAATTAAGGTCGGTTTTGGAGCAGAACGTAATAGTGGGCGACATTCTATCCAAGACTTTCAATGTGACCCGAGGCCAGCTTTACAAACTGGCGGAACAAGGAAAGATAACTGCGGGGCAAGTAATGGTCGCCCTACTAACAAAATCCAAAAACGTAGACGACCAATATAAACAAATGGGATATACCTTCGAGCAGACATCTAACTTGATAAAAAATGAATTTCAGGTAGCACTACTTGGGCTAAACAAAACTTTTGATGTAAGCGGAAATTTATATCGAGGGGTTCAATTTCTTATTGATAAACTTCCACTTGTAGCTGCCTCACTAGTCACAACATTTAGCCCTTTGATAATTTATAATATCATCAGCATGGTAGAGAGCATAGGAACACTCAGTACAGCAATCTACCGACTCGCAGCTAGAAATCCTTTGATAGCTGTTATGGCCGGAATATCAGCAGCTATTGTATCAACACACAAGGATTTGACGGATTTTTTAACTACTATCGAGAAAATGATAGACTCTATTCAAAGTCTTTCCGATAGATTTCCGGGATTGGGCACAGCCATAAAGGGAATAGCAAGTGCGATACCTGTAGTCGGCGGGTCCTTATCCCTTATCTCAGACGCTATTGCCCCCAAGATTTCCGATTCAGTAACCGCATTCAAAACTTATCTAGAAGAAAGAAGAAAATCGGAAAAATCCGGCTCGAAGGGATATGACCCTTCATCGGATATAGCTAAGGCAATGGCAGACGCTAAAAAACAAGCGGAAGGAATGGGAAAGGAAGTCACAGAGCTAACCAAATTAAATGATGACTTGGCTAAGGGCCTTATCACCACGTCTCAATACATGGATAGATTGGCCGGAGCTAAACTGGCCGACCTAAGTGAGAAATTTAAAGAGGGTAAAAAAGATATTTTCGAATATCGAAAAGAAATGTTGGAAATCAAGAGGGCGGACATTGTTAATGAGTTTAACAACGGACGCATTTCCGTTGATGATTTCAATAAATCCATAAATGAAAATAAAATGGCGGAATTGAATAACAAACTTGAGGAGGGGAAAATAAATCTCCGAGAGTTTCGACGGGAAATGCTCGGCTTGACTAACGACCTAAACGCTGGGGGAGCATTACAAGTAGGAATGCAAGACTATTTGGAGTCAATTGGAACTGTTTCTCAGCAAACCGCCGCTATGGTTTCTTCGGCATTCAGAGGTCTTGAGGATGCAATATTCAAATTTACCAAAGGCGGAAAAGATGCCTTTAGGGAAATGACTCAAGCTATTCTAGATGACATTGCTAAAATTGTTATTCGAGCCCAGATTGTCGCACCCCTAGCCCAGGGACTTCTAGGGCTAGACATGTTCAATCCCGTCGCTGGGTCGGTCGGGGGCGGGGGAAGTATGACCGCACCTACAAGGTTTGCTTCGGGGGGAGTTGTAGATTCTCCCACTTTCTTCACTGCGTCTGGTAGGATGAACGTAATGGGAGAGGCGGGACCGGAGGCAATTCTTCCATTGAAGCGAGGTCCTAACGGAGACTTGGGCGTGGCCACTTCCGGCGGAGGGTCCAACGTAACAGTTAATGTTATAAACAACGCAAGCGGAACGGACGTTCAACAAAAATCAAGCCAAGGCCCAGACGGAAGTAGACAAATAGATATTCTAATTATGTCTAAAGTAAAAGAGGGATTTGCAAATGGGTCTTTCGATAGAACTATGCAAGCGGCTTATGGCCTTCGCAGACAAGGAGTGTAACCTATGCCCGCAACATGGCCCGCCCAACTTCAAGATAAATTAGATCAAGATTCTTTCACGTTTAAAATAGGGGAAACTAGCATCCGAACGGAAATGGACATAGGCCCCGCGAAAGTCCGTAGGAGATTCACTAAATCTGTAGACGCACTTCAGTGCCAAATCCGAATGACCTACTCCGATTTCCAGTATGTTTACAATTTTTGGGATTTGGATTTAAACGGAGGCGCAGGGACTTTTTATTTTAATCACCCATTCACAGGAGTTCAGACT